CATCATACAAAGTAGCATCATTTCCATATCCAGTTCCAGCTGCAGTTAAAGTAAGAGTTGTAATGGCATTTAGATTATGTTCTAGATTTGATGTGATGGTTGTGAATCCTGCATTCGCACTTACACCATCAGTAACAGCAAAACCAACACGGTTATCTCTTAGATAATTGATAATTGTTTCTTTTGTTATACTGTTGACTGGATCATTCACATTTACCTGTCCAAGAAGATCATTCGAAGCTGCTGAAACAGATTGATCTGGATCATTATTAAGATTATCTCTATCAACTGTAGGATATAGATTTGTGAAATTCTGTTTATATCTAAGATTAGAAAACTCAGCAGTGGTTGGTGATATATTTCCAATCAAACAAGTTAGATAATAGACACCATCTTGCTGACCTGAAATGTAATCTTGAATTGTTTCTACATCTTGTATGGTATATGTCGTATCATACTCAGTTCTCTTAAATACTGGTAATTTTGTTCGATCAGCAGTATTAGATGGAATACCACGATGAAGTGCTAGAGTGCTTGTAAATGTTCCACCAAGTTTTGTATTTGTAAATGTAAAAGTTTTTGCCGATGGTGTTGCAGTCACCGTAAATGTGCCATTATATCCAGTGTTACCAAGTCCCGTAGTATTCGTTGAACTTATTACATTCTGAACAACGACCTTATCATTAACACTTAGTTTATGTGGAAATTCTGAAGTTACAGTGACAGTGCTACCAGTGCTTGAGATACCTGAAATAACCTTTGGATTACGATTTGTAATCACAGTTGAATTATTATTAACTATTTCATCTTGAACAGTCTTTGATTCTTGTAATGTATAATTTTTCTCTGGTTTCTTCGCAATGGTCGCTGTAAATTCTTTTGGAATCACATAACGTAAACGATAGATACGATCATCCAAAGCACGAGTTTCAGCAACTCTCTGAACATAAGTTGCAGAGTTATTCGCTATAATTTCTGTAGAGAATCCTACAAACCCGTCATAAATTTTATTTGTTGTTGTGGATAATGATCCTAGAATATACCAGTTATTTTTAGCAGTATCAAACTGAATTGGATGTCCTACATCACCAGGAACTTTGTCTGTAACTCTACTGATTACAGTGAGGACTCCACCTAACTTGTTATCAATAGTAATTGCAGTATTACGTAGGGCATCATTAAGAGTATTTGCAAGTTTAATTTTATTATCTGCACTTCCTAGAATTACAAAATACTTTTTACTAATTTTGATTCCATCTGGAGTTCTACCATCATCTGCAAGAACAACAACCGATTCTCCAGTTAAGAAGTTATGATTTGTAGTTAGAGTTATCTCTGCACTAGCACCTGTGGTAATTACGTTTCCAGTTGTATTTCTAGAAACTGTGAATCTTTTTTCAGAGGATGGGCCATCACCAGATGCAACTGGCATTAAGATTGGAGATGTAAATGTCGTGGGTGTTCCACCTACATTAACATTTAAATATAGAATATCATCTCTCTTTGCACCGATTTTGAAACCATTTGCAACGTTAGTTGGTGGATTGGTTACGTCTTTCTCACCTTGAATATAAAGTCTTGCTGTTTGACCAGTTCCAACATTTGCAAGAGTCATTGCTGGATCTAAAGTTCTCCAGATGACGTTTGTTGATTCTTTCTGTAAATCTTTTGGTGGAACAATATGTGTTACATATCCAGTGTCATCACGATCAAATGGATCTTTTCTAAATCCTTTTGATACTAATGCTTTTGCACCAAAGTTTGAGTTAGAGTTGGTGATTGATTGCTCACCACCTGATTCAGATAGAAAATGATTTGCATATCCAATCGCAAAAACAGAAACTGCCTGAATGAACGAGTCATTTGAACATTTAATATGGAAGTTCTCATATCTCTTTCTGTAAACTGCGTTTTGGTTGGTATATAAAGGTGTCTTAAATCTCTCCTGATCTGATTCGCTTTTTGCATTTACTGAATCAATATAGTTTCCAGTTGCTGGTTTGTATATTACGAATGCCTTATCATCTTTCTGTAGACCAATACCAGTGAACTGAGCAACAACCATTGATTTAAAACCAGTTGCTTTTGATCCATCAGCGTGTAGACCACACATACCAAAGACAGATCTGAGTGAGCAGTTGAAGATATATGGTGAAGCACCAGTAACACTATCAGCTTCTATCTCTACTTTCATCGATGCATTTACAGTGATCACATCTTGTGCTGGATCACCATCCATTGTATAAGTAAATTGTCTTTCACTTGTGATTCCACTGACACTGTAAGTTCCATCATAGAATGTATTTCCAATACCAGTAATTAGAATCTGATCATCTACAGTTAAACCGTGCTCATCTTCCGTAACCACAGTCGCATTGATTCCAGTGGAAGTTAATTTTTTAATTGTTAAATTGTTAGGTGATAGATCACCAACGATCTTAGACTCTGGAGTATTTGGTTCAAAGTCTTGTCTTGCAGGAAAGTCTGGGATGTTTCTATTTCCAGTATCAGCACCATAAGCATTCATCAACTTGAAATAATACATCTGCAAGTCACTTAATGATGTAAGTTCTTCTTCATTCTGACCATCAGCATACTCAAAACAAGTCAACTTGTGGTGTGAAATTCTTGGATTTCTTTTCTCAGTAAAGTTTTTACTATAATATACTGATTGATTCGCATCAAACATACTGAATTGCCAGAAATAACAACCACCAGTGACACGGAAGAGTGCAGATCTTGGAATTACACTATCTAAAACGTCTGGATTTGGTACATATAAAGGTCTTATCTTTGTCTTTCTTAAATCTAAACCTACGATTGATGTTCCTTTTGGAACAATTACTCCACCGTGAACAGAGTTAAATCTACGTAAAACATTATTTGAATTATTTAAATCGAATATTGATGAGTTATTTAAAAGTAAACTTTCACTCGTAACATTCCCTGAGATATCTAATAATTGTGCGGTTGCACCATTCTGCTTAATGAATAATCCTGGCCTGTTGTCTATCGTATGTTCGCCTGGATATAATAATATTGTTGTTCTATCGAATCTATCGTTATTAAATCCTGATTGATATGAAAATCTAGCTGCCTCAATTAGTGCTCTTTGTATTGTAACAAAAGGTCTTGTTAAAGAATTTCCTCTATTGTCAAAACTATCTGTTGCGTCTAGATCAGATGGATTTACATAAAGGATATTACCATTGGTATTTACTAGAAAATTTTCTAACCTTGAAAGGGGCATCGTATTAGCACACTAAAATTTTTTCTTCTGTCTTATTTATCACGAAAGAAAGGGCGGGCACTCCTTCTACACGGAGATCTTTTGTACTCCCACCTCAAAAAGGTTTTGAACCAATTTTTGGCCAGAATTTTTTTTTCGACTTTTTTGAAATTCAAAAGTCATTTTCAATCTTCCTCATCCTCGGATGTTATCATCGCATCCAGTATCTCTTTCAACTTTTCATAATAAAGTGGTTCTCCACGTAACTCAGCAAGTTTTGCAATTGCAACAGATTCAACACAAGTCCAATATGTCTCTCCACTTACAACGTGCTCGTCAGTAAAATACGCTGCAATATCCTCTTGAAGATACTGAAGTTCTCTTAGTGTTTCTCTCTGAATTTCCATAGTTTAATTACTAAGTGTAATTTATTTATTTAAGTTTTAATTATACTATGAGGGTTTGGTTGGCCAAGTTACCGATGTTAGATCTAAATCATAATATTCATCTAAACTTGGTGATGAACTTGCAGGTAAATCTCTCAGTGCCTGACGATATGTTTTCCAGTCATTTGAGATTGCAACACCAGTTTCTATGGATCTTGCTACTACCCAGTCAGTCTCAGAAAGTAATTGATTTCTTTCTTCACGCAGCAATCTAATTGCCTCTGCTGAATCAAGTTCAGAAATCTTATTATTGATTTCTGTTTCTGTTGGTTTTGTTGTGTTACTATCTAACCACTCAAGTCCAGAGTATTCTGATCCAGTGAGATTCCAAGTTGCTACTGGTCTAAGTGAGTGTATTGCGTCTGAGATTGTGTATTTCATAATTTTAATTAGGTTTAAATTCAACTACTACAAGAGATGCATGTCGTATTGAGCAACCCTCATTGACATGATTAGATCTATATTGAAGACTGTAGGTTCTATTACTTGTATTTGAAGAAGTATCAAATTCCATAAAATGGAACTTGTTATCTTCAGTATAACTATTCAAAGCTGTGCTTTTTGTAAAACTATTTAAAACACCTCCTCCAGAAACAGAAACTCTCGCTTCACATTTTCTATTATTATTTGATGAACTTGATCTTATTGCAAAATTAACAAATACTAAAAATCTTGAGTCACTAGGCACACTAGTAAATGTTGTTGAGATATGAGTTGCAAAAGAAGTACTATTAGTTCCTCTACTAGCCTCACCACTGTTAGCAACTTCTCTAACTCTTCTTACATGCCCATTAGTCTGTCCTGTAAAACCTAAATTTGCAAGAGTCAAAGTTCTTGTACTATGCGAAGTTATAACGCCATCTGTCATGTTCAACTGATCTATAACTGTTGCACCCGAAGTGTTTATATCAGCGTCAGTTCCAATTATTGTATTACCGCTACTCGTGACATATCCAGCACCATTTGATAACTGGTTATTATTTGTTGGTATCGTAGGTGTGCCTGATAAACTACTGTAAGCACCGTCAAAAGTTGTATATCCAGCACCATTTGTAAGTTGATTATTATTAGTTACATTGGTTGCGGACTCTGCGATACCATCAAGTTTATCTTTTAAAGCTGTTGTAAAATTTTGGTCTGTTTGTGATGAAACAGAAAAATCTAATGTACCATCACTATCCTGATAAGTGACAGTAATACCAGATTCAGTGTTACCAGAGACCATACCACCGACAATATCTTGAACTTGTTCATTTGAGAGTTGAGTATTAGTGTTTGTTGCGTTAATTGTAAATCCAGTTGCTGATACACCCGCAAAAGATATATTTGTACCTGCTCCTATTTGAATCGTATCATCATCACCTTCCGATGCATCTAATGTTAGAGTGACATCACCACTACTTGATCCAACTAACAAATCATATGTGGTATTATTATCCGACAAACCTGTTAAATTTGACCCATCTATTGCAGGTAATGCTCCAGATAATTGACCAGAGGGAATATTTGTTAGAGATGCACCTGAACCACTGAATGTAGTAGCACTTAAAGTACCATCAGCAGAATTGAACGTCAGATTAGATCCACTCTTAGGTGATTGATTTCCAGTGGAACCAGTTGCGAACAAAGGGAAACAAGTTGTGTCTGTTGATTCATCACTTACTGCAACCTGTGCTGCTGAACCAGCTGCTACATCACCAATATTAATCCAATCAAGTTCTGTTCCAGTTGATGAAAGAACTTGTCCTGATGTTCCTGATTCATTATCTTTATCTTTTATTGTTTTTATATATAAATTTCTCCAACGATTTGCATTACTTCCTAAATCCCTAGTCGTTCCAGATGGTATGATGTCAGAATCAACTTTTGCTGATACGGTTAAAGTATCGTTACCATCAGAACCAAGATCTATATTCCCATTTGCAATAATATCAGTGACAGTAAGATCTCCAGTTATTGTCACACCATCGTTAGTCGTTTTTAATCTCTCATTTCCGTCATGATGCAATCTTACTTCAGGAACACCACCTGATTCATTTGCAGTGATTGCTGCTTTATTTCCTGCAGCATTTTTAAGATCAAAATTTTTTGTTAATAAAATATAATTTGTATTTGATTCAACTTCTACTCGAACATCATTTGTATCATCTTTGTGAAACATCTTTAGTTCTTGATTACCACCTAAAGTAAACTCTCCGAGGTTTGGTAGTTCAACATTACCTACTTTCAAAAGATTTGTACTTGGATTGTACTTTAAATCTGCGTCAACTCTAACTGGATTATTACCACTACTTGTACCCATAAAAGCAACAAACTGATCTGAGTTTGTTGTATTTAAATTTGTTCCTACATTGATAGCATTCGTAGTGCTTCCCTCTGATGGATCAATCCATGCTAAACCACTTCCTGTTGATGATAAAACTTTTCCTGATGTTCCTGTACTATTAGAACTATCTTTAATTCCACCATTTGGATAAAAGAAACCTCCAACAGTATGAATGCCACTGGCATTTATATTTGCACAATCTATATCTTGACTAGGAAATATTCCAAATTCAGATCCACTAGCCAACATACTATCTAAGGTAGGGCCCGTTGTAATACCAGAATAAAATTTTGCCATTATTTTTGCCTCCTGTCATAATGATATCCAGCAATTGAATACTGATCATTCTTACCTGGATAATCTTCGGGTGAGTTTCCTTCATACTCTGGAATCAAACGTTCACCATCTTTTCTCTCACCATAAACTATGTAACTACAGTGAGTTGGAAGATTACTGTGATTCTTAACTATAATTCTATTCTTTGCAACTGTATAATATAAGTATTGATAAGTTCCAATCGGAGTTAGATGCACAGTAATTGTTTTGGTATCAACTAAATCTTTCCAATAATCGGGAAGTTCAATGAATTCACTGTCTTTTAAAATACCTCGATGATATACACCACCTTCTGGGCCTTCCAAACAAACATATCTGAGTCGATGATTTTCTTTGGTTGGGTGCTTGATATCAAATCCTTTCCAACCTTGAACATTTATACTTCCTCTAAATGTAGAACGTGTTATACCACCAATTGTGGCATTTCGAGAAACGTTAAGATTGTTCGTAATTCTGACACTTGCTGACACTAACATATCAGCCATAAATTTACTGGTTCCTAAAACATAAAGAGAATCAGAAAAAGGAAGTTTAGACACAGGATCTACTGTACCTATTGTAACTGCTGCAAGTCCACCAATACTCGAACAATCACCAAAGATCGATATTCCACCACAAGTTAATATACCTGATTTTTTATATGGGACTTGTTGAGATGTCTGTCTTGCATAATTTGCTTCTCCAACGTGAAGTCCTACTGTTTCAATTGAGATATTTTTAAAAGACATTTTAATCTAAACCAGCATTAGGAGAAAAGAATTGATCAATTTTTGATATTGGAACTTGGTCATAAAAACCACTTAATTCATCAAAGAAATCAGGTGCAACATCCAAATCAACTCCAGAAGTAGTTTCTATGAAATCACTTTCACAATGTATTCCAACAGCACCACCGCCACCAACAAATAATTCTTTATCAGCAACAATATTCATATCATTGCCAGTTAAAATGTTTGTATCATTACCTGATCTAATTCTTGTATTAATCTCAGCTTCCAGATATATGTTTTTTTGTGCTTTGATCATTATATTGCGACCATTTAGTTCTATATCACTTGCCTTTGAAGTAATTAATATTCTTCCGTGCTTACATTCGATCTTAAATGCGTTTCCACCCTCCCCTGTGACTTCACCATCACCAATACTTGCATCATATCCTGAGTACAATTCAAAGTTTTTATTTGCTTTTATCTTTGCTATTCCACCCTCGTAAAAATGTATACCTTGTGCTGATTGTGTGGTTACACAATATTCTGATTGTTCGTGTCTGTCAGTGGGCCCACCACCAGTTACTTCAAAGGTTGGATAAGATCTACGATAGTATCTCTCAAACTCATCTTTAAATATTTCTCTTACTTTTTCTTCAGTAATAGTTCCTATACTCATTAGTATCCTCCATATCCTCCACCACCAGATGAACTTGTATCAGTTCCAGTCGATGTATCTGGTGGAGTACTTGTTGTAGTTGTGTCCATTGATGTGGTTGGAGTCGTCTGAGTTGTCACAATTGTTGGTGTTGTTTCAGTGGTGGTCGTTGTAGTTTCTACAGGAGTCTCAGTCGTAGTTTCTGTTGATGTGTAGGAAGAAGGAGACACTGAAGGATTACTTATACTCTCTTGTATTGTATCATAAATTATTGAATCTGCACCACTATGTGATGCTCCTGTCATTTTTTTACCGCTTGACATTACATGATAAGGCCCAGAATATTCAACACCATTAACAAAACCAACAGGATCTCGATTATCACCAATACAATCGACCACATTATCAATTCCAATAAGTGGTGCTGCCTTTCTCTTATCTGCATCAACATCAGTCTTGAACTGACCTTTAAACGACATTATAGGTATAAATGAAGCACCTGATCCAGTATCTGAATCTACCACAAGAGTTGGTGGTATGTCAAATTCTGTCAAAATATTTGGAGGGAAGTTGACACCAGCAATTGATCCACTTGGAGTAGTAATAATTGGTATATTAGTCCCATCATCAACACCTTCAAAGGTAATAGTATCACTTGGATCATAATTAACACCTGGTGTTACAACGTAAACATCACTTACAGTTCCAACTACATTAGTTCCGATACCAGAAATTGATGTGTCAGTGGTTACTGTATTGCGACAATATCCAGATCCAGCTGAGAGAATTACAGTCTCAACAATTACACCATCTTTTATAATTGGTTTTACATTTGCACCGTGGCCATTTCCAGTATTATCAATAATTGTAATTTGTGTATCTACACCATATCCACTTCCACCATTTATGACTTCAACTGAAAATATTCTACGACTGTTGCCGACAACTACCAATAATTCTGCACCTGTTCCTGATCCAACCACTTGATAATCGGGTGGTATGCAATTTGGATATATGAATCCAGGTGGTGATGGTGTAATATCTGCTTGTGAAGTTGGATTTGCATTAGTTGTAGCACAATCTGGGAAAAGAAAATCACCATCATCAAACAGTGTAAGACCATCTATGGGTTCATCATCATCACCAACACCAAAGAAACTATTAATTCCTGCCCTGATTCCACCTCCACGACCAGCCTTGCGTAAAGCAGTGGATATTCCAGTAAGGATGTTAACTTTTCCTATTGTATCAGCGTAACTGTCTGATGCTCTCAACGTTGCACCAATATCAGATGCAAATTGAGTTGGTTTTGCACAAGCCTCATCATCAC